ACTTCTTAACTGGTAAAGGTAGAACAGCTCAGGATGATTCGGTATTTGGTGTAACTAATTTAGGTAATGGAAACGATGTTTCTAATACTGCAACTAGTGCTCCAGCTGAAGGTCTTTATGGTGCTGGTAGATTTGGATACACAATTAATGATGTTACATCATCAGTTTTAGAACCTGCTGCTCAAGCAATTACTACTATTTCAACAGGTTCATGGAGTACTTCAAATGCATTCGCTGATAATACATTGATGTCTCAAGCAGGCTATAATATCTTTACTAACTTTAATGCAGATGCTTCTGCATCAGGTGTTGGTACAAATCATATGGTAGTATCTGTAGGTAAATCTGTAATATCTAATTTTGATGTAAATGGAGCAAGAGCATTTAACCTTTCAGGTTCTGCTGTTACTTCTGTATTCCCAGAATTTACTAGAGTATCATCTGATGGTAGCTATGTATACTTCTTAGTTGGAGGTGCAAATGCAGGTGCAACTGGTGTAAGTAAAGGTATTAAAGTAACATTCCATAAAGCACCAACAGATGCAACTAGAGGTGACTTTGAGGATGGACCAGGTGCAGCATTAAATAATGCAGGTGGTGCAACTTTAGATATTCCAGAAATCAATCTTGAATTGAGATCTGAGGCTATCGTTGCTAAGACTAGAAAGTTAAAAGCTGTTTGGTCTCCTGAGTTCGCTCAAGACTTGAATGCTTATCATTCAATCGATGCTGAAGCTGAATTAACTTCTATGTTATCTGAATATGTTTCGCAAGAAATTGATTTAGAAATTTTAGATATGTTAATGAGTAATGCTCAAACAACTGAGTATTGGTCAGCTAAAATTGGATATGAGTATGATGCAGGAACAAGAACATTTGGTCAATCTAATGCAACTGCTCAAGCATACAACCAAGGAACTTGGTTCCAAACTTTAGGTACTAAAATACAAAAAGTTTCGAACAAAATTCACCAATTAACTTTAAGAGGTGGAGCAAACTTCCTAGTATGTTCTCCAACTGTAGCAACTATCCTAGAATCTATTCCTGGATATGCAGCTGATACAGATGGTGATAAGATGCAATTTGCAATGGGTGTTCAGAAAGTAGGATCTATTAATAGTAGATTCCAAGTATATAAGAATCCTTATATGACTGAAAACCAAATATTAATGGGATATAGAGGAGCTCAGTTCCTTGAAACTGGAGCAGTTTATGCACCGTATATTCCGTTAATCATGACTCCATTAGTATACGATCCTAACAACTTTACTCCAAGAAAAGGTGTTATGACTAGATATGCTAAGAAAATGGTACGTCCTGAGTTTTATGGTAAGATTGCAGTAGCAAACTTAGATACAGTGTAATTTTATAATTTATTATATTATTATATTATATTTGTAATTAAAAGACCTTCTTCGGAAGGTCTTTTTTTATGTCTACATATTTATATTAAATAAAGGAATAAGTTATGCCAAAACAAAATATACAAAAAACACCTCCAAAAGGATCAGTAAGATTTTCACTTTCATTATCACCAGAACAAAAAAAAGCAAAGACAGAAATTTTAAAACATCCATATAATTTTGTTGTAGGAAAAGCAGGTTCAGGTAAAACATTATTAGCTGTTCAGATTGCATTAGATCAATTTTTTAAGAAACAAATCAATAAAATTATTATAACAAGACCTACTATATCAACAGAAGATAACGGATTTTTACCAGGTTCTGAACGAGAAAAAATGGAACCATGGTTAGTTCCAATTAGAAGTAATATGAGAAAAGTTTATAATAAACCACTCATTTTACAAAAAATGGAAAAAGAAGAATCAATTGAATTAGTATCATTAGCTCATTTCAGAGGCAGAACTTTTGATAATTCAGTAGTAATAGTAGATGAATTTCAAAATTTAACACGTTCACAATTAGCAATGGCTATTGGTAGATTAGGTAAAGATTCTAAAATGATATTTTGTGGAGATTCATATCAAATTGATTTAAAAGATAAGAACTGGTCAGCATACCATGATATGGCAAAACTAACAGTATCAAATTTTGTATATAAGTCAGTGCTAGTAGATAGTCATAGACATGATTCAATTGATGAATTATTAGAATTATTGAATGGTTATCATTGATGTGCAATATTTATATTAAATGGCAGTAGGCGATAAAATAACCTGGGACAAAGCAGATTTTAAGTGGGAGTTAGCTCCTACTGATACTACTAAAGATAGATATACTTGGGACGATGTAAGAATTGTCAGAGAAGTAGCTGATGGTGCAACAGGTGAAGAAATATTATGGAACGTTGAAAACTTAGACCCAGACAAGAAAAAACGTTTTATAAAACTAGTTTGTAAAGTTAAAGGAATAGAAACATATTCTGGACAAAAAACCGTTAGAGAAGATATTAAAATAACAGCTGCGGATTGTGAATTAGTAATTAAAGAAGTATTGGGTATAGATTTAACAGTGGAGAATATACATGTATAAATTATTTACAGATAAAGCAGAACTATTTGAATGTGATATTAAAATAGAAGGAGCAAGTCTTTCTAATTCAACAGCTAGATTAGTAGTTGAAACTAATGATTATAGTTTAATGTTTAATGGAAAAATTAATAGTTCAGGAAAATGTGAAATACCTATTAAAAAGTTAAAAGGTCTAATTGATGAAGCTTCAAACGGAAATATTAGATTAGAAGTAATAGCTGATGATACATATTTTATACCATGGAAATCTGAATTTGAAATACAAGCAAGTAAAAAAGTAACAGTAGAAGTTAAATCTCAATCTAATAAATCAGTTATTAAAGAAAATAAAGTACAGGTTTCAAATATAAAACAACAAATAACTAATCAAGATATTAATCATGTTGCTAATATAATGAAATTATTAGTGCGTGAAAATATTAATTTGAAAAATTTACATCTCAAAAAAGATAGAGTAAATAAAATAGTTGCAACATATACAAAACATAAACCTTTAGCAGAAAGCAAAAAGAAAATAGTTATTAAAGGAGTTCTTAAAAGTTTGTATAAAAAATAAGGGGTTATAAATGGCTTTACCAGACTTAACAGGCCAAAATATTCAGGATACTTATCAACGAGTATTACAGGTAGGCGATGGTGGATTAATGTACGATGGTACAGGTTCGCTGTTTATACCATTATCTGCATCTCATGAAATAACAACAGAATTGTCATCATCTCATGCTGAAACAGCAGATGCTTCTCTCTCTTTAACTGGATTATCTACAACAGTGACGGAATTAAATTATCTAGATGGAATAACATCTGCCCAAGGTGCTTATGTTAGATCAATGAATCAAAGCGTTGCTTCATCTGCTAATACAGTATTTAGAACCTTATATTTATCAAATATAGGTGACGATGGAGCAGGAACTTTAGGGTTTCATGCTTCAGCAAATGCAGATAGTCCGCATATTCAAGTTAGAGATGATTCTGGCAATTCTCCATCAGTATACTTTGGTGCTGAAGGAGGTAGTGTAATTTACGGAGTAGATCAAGAAGGAGTAGATGCATGGAACATTGATCAAGCTGGATTATTTTCAGGTACAGCTGCAAATGCATCAGCAGTTACAAATGGAGTTTATTTAAATAACGCACAAACAATTACTGGCGTTAAAACATTTGGTACTAACACAAAACTCCAATTTAGAGACTCAGGAATATATTTAAATTCTAACACCGATGGCACATTACAAATAGCATCTGATAATAAAGTAAATATATTTGGTAATGCTGTAAAGGTATTTGCACCTATAACAGGAAGTGACATAAGCGCAAGTGGTAATATAACTGCAGGCGAAATAAGCTCAAGTGGTAAATTATATGGTACAGATATTATAGGTCACAAATGGAAAATAGATCATACCACAGATTTAGTTATATCTTCATCAGGAAAGCAATACATACAAGGAAGTCAAATAGAATTATTAAGCGGAGCTGCTGTATCAGCTAATCTATCATCTTTTCTAAACGTTGCTGGAGATATAACTACAACATCTCATATAACAGCTTCAGGTGAAATAAGTGCAAGTAGCATAAGAACACAGAAAATGATAGGTCATTCTACACTTGGATTAGATATTACAGGTCATATAACAGCATCAAATGAAATAAGTGCAAGTGGGACAGTATTTGCATTCAGATACATGCAAGGAGATGAAAATATAGCTAATTTATACTCGCCTGTAGCAGGATCAGGAAATATAGTAACTGTTGGTACAGTTTCATCAGGTAATGTTACAAAAATATTACCAGTAGGGTCTTTATCAAGTTCAGCACAAATTGCATCTGATATAAGCGGATCTATTACAGGTAGAGATGTCCTATTTGGACATGTAACAGCCTCAGGTAATATAAGCGCAAGCGGTAATTTAATAAGTGATCAAGTATATACCAATGTAATTCGTAGACAAGACGATAGTAGTACAACTACTAAAATTAAATTAGATGATGAGCAAATTAAATTTTTTGCAAATTCTTCAACCAATCAAACATTACAAATAGAAGATGGATCAGTTGAAGTAATAGGTCATATAACAGCCTCAGGTAACATAAGTGCAAGTGGAAATATTAATGCACAAGAAATAAGAGCTAAAATACCTCAAATATTAACGGCCAATATGGGAGCTGCAAATTTATCATCAGCTGAACGGTATCTTCCATTAGCAGAAGGAGAACTAGAAGGAACAAATGTGGATCATGTTAGGGTTAATATGGTAGCTCCTGGTTCTGGAAGCGTAAAAAGAATAACAGTAAGAACAAATTCTGCTTGGGGAACCAACGAAGAATATACAGCTAGTTTATATACTATAGCTGATGGAGCAAACAAAGATGATATGGTAACTGAATCTCGTTGTTATTTTAATTCTGGAAATCCAGCACAAACTTCACAAACAGCAATAACATTTGATTTTGCAAATCCTGATACTGGATCTTCTAATATAGATTATAAAGATAGAGTACTAATAGGTTTTAGAGGTACTAGAGGCAGTCAAAATTATTATGTTTCAACAGTATTTGAATGGGATTATACTGATTTATAACTATAGAATCATCACTATTCACATATTTATATAAAAGAGGAAAATCACGATGGCAAAAAACATTCCAATATGGCCTGGTTCATCATCATTTAGTGCAAACAAAACACCTTTTGGATTGTACGATGCAGATACCGATTTTACATCATCAGCTGATAATACAGCAGATTGGTGTGCAAAAAGATTAGGATATCCATTAACTGATATTGAATTACAAGATATAAATTTTTATGCTTGTTTCGAAGAAGCTGTAACGGAATATGGTGCACAAGTAAATACATATAATATACGTGACAACATGTTAAACTTGTATGGTTCAAGTACAAGTAGCGCTAATTTATCTGGACAAAAAGTATCTGCCAATTTTGGTGGATTAATTGAGCTAGCTGAAGAATATGGAACAGAAAATCATACAGGAGGTAATGTTACATATTATACAGGTTCTGTATCAATGTCTAAAGATCAACAAACATATGATTTAACTGATAGTACAGTAACAACATATGAATCAGGAACACCAGGAACAGATGCAATTGAAATAAAAAGAGTATTTCATGAAGCACCGCCATCAATTGTAAAATATTTTGATCCATTAGTAGGAACAGGTTTAGGTTCTCAAAATATGTTAGATGGTTTTGGATGGGGAGGAATGTCTCCAGGAACATCTTTTATGATGATGCCAATATATGCAGACATGTTAAGAATACAAGCAATTGAATTTAATGACCAGATAAGAAAATCAGCTTATTCATTTGAACTAATTAATAATAAGTTAACAGTATTTCCTATACCAAATGATAATAACTTTACAAGAGTATGGTTTCAGTATATTAAAAAAGCAGACCGATCAAATCCTTTAAAAGGAAATACTGGAACAGTATCTGATTTTTCAAATGTTCCATATGAAAATGTAGTTTATAATCGTATCAATGCGGTAGGAAAACAATGGATAAGAAGATATGCATTGGCATTAGCTAAAGAAATGTTAGGATATATTAGAGGTAAGTATTCTGCATTACCAATACCTAATGCAGAAGTGACATTGAACGGAGCAGACCTAATATCAGCCGCACAGACTGAAAAAGAAGGCCTTATAACAGAACTTAAAGAAATACTTGATACAATGTCAAGACAGATGCAATTAGAAAGAAAAGCAGCTGAAGCTGATTCATTACAGCAACAGTTTAATAAAATACCAATGAAAATTTATATAGGGTAATTATGGCACTATTTGGTTCAGCAAGAGATGCAAGTTTAATTCGATCAGTAAATCGTGAGCTAATTAACAATTATATTGATACTGAAGTTGCATTCTACAAACTAAGTTTAGGAGATACTGCAACAAATATATACGATGAATCAGATAGTAAAGTTTATTATTCGCCAATGAGAATAAATTCTTTAGTATTAAAAGAAGAAAAAACTGTATCAGATGATGATTTTGGAATCGATTCTGCTAGACCTGGAATATTTGCATTTTTAAGAGATGATCTTAAAGATAAAAATATTATAATAGAAGGTGGCGATATAATTGAATATGATAAAGAGTTCTACGAAATAGACTCAGTCCATGGATCTCAATATTGGACCGGACGTAATCCATCAACTGATTTAGGATATACTTTAGGTGATAGAGAAGAATTTGGATATAGCGTTGCAATAAGAGCTGAAGCACATTTAACAAGAAGAAACGGAATAAACATACGAGAAATAAAAACAGG